ACGGGTCCATCCTGGCGGGCCGTGGATCTCGGCGGCGTCGGAGCCGTCGAGGTCCGCGGTCCCACCCTTCGGGACGCGGTCGGCGTCGACACTTCAGACCTCGCGTGGTGGCATCGGTGCGTCCGCACCCCGGGCAGCGAACAGCCCTGGACACGGGAGCAGCTCCTGGACCTCCCGGTGCAGGCTGCCAACGAGCTCGCCAACGAGGTCATGCAGGCCCGCCCTACACAGCCGCCGAGCGGCGGCTTTGGAGGCTGATGCCGACCATGGACGCGCCTCTTGCCATTGCCCAGGAGCTGACGGCCGTGGAGCGTGTGGAACACCTCCTCACGGTGGTGGCCTGCTCGCTCACCGGGCAGCCGGCCCACGTGCTCTGCCCCTGGCGGCGGGCCGGGATCGACTCGTTCCTCAAGGCGGTGAGCCGTGGCTAGCACGAACATGAAGGCCGTCGTGACCCTGACCGCAGACGCCTCGGGCGTCTCGGCCGGAGTGAATCGGGCTCTTGGCCAGCTTAAGCGGCTCCAGGACGGCGTCTCCCAGCTGCGGTCCATGGCCGTCGCCGGGATGCTGGCAAACGTCTTTGGCAAGTTCGCGTCTGGCGCCATGGACCAGGCCAACCAGATCATGGACGCCGCCCGCACGTACAGCCCCGAGGGGATGCGCGGCGCCATGGATAAGCAGATGGCCGAGACCGAGTCCATGATGGAGCTTGGCAAGGCCTTCGGCAACATCGTCGGCCTCATCGACCAGGCTGCCGCCGCCCACATCAAGGACCTCACCAAGTACCTGATCGACAACAAGGAGCCCATCGGCCAGGCGCTGGCCATGATCGTCGGCTTCGGGATGGGCCTCGCCGACGTATCCGCGCAGCTCCTCGTCGGCTTCGGAAAGCTGGTGGAGTGGGTGGACACGCTGCTGTCCTCACCCGCCACGGCAGTCGACCAGGCTGCCGGCGTTGCGTCCAGCGGACAGCTTGGATTGCAGGCGCAGGGAGCGGGCATGATCTACGAGCTGCTCAGGCGCAAGATGGGGGGCGAGTGACATGGCAAGCCGCCTAATCCCGCGACCCGACACGGACACCTTCTCGCTGGCAGCGCCCGGCGAGGAGACCACGTGGACGCAGCAATTCACGTTCGTCTACGACGACGCCACCCTCAAGACCGTCTGGGACGTCTACGGCGACAACCTGGTGCCCAAGCAGGGCAGCCGGTACGTGCCGCCCGGAGCCACGCCGAGCACCGACATCCGCTCCCGGTTCATCTGCCGCTCGGTCGACATCAAGCCGATTCCGCAGTCGCCCAGGGCGTGGGACGTCCGCGTCACGTGGAGCCACCGCCAGCCGCAGGACGCAAGCCGGCCGTACTTCCGAATCACCCGTTCGACCGGCTTCCGGTCATTCGCCGCCTACCGCGGCGGGGCCGCCATCTTCACGGGCGTCGCGGCGAACGGCTCCGTCCCGTACCCGCCGACCGGCTGGATCGGCGGCGACAAGCTGGACGCCAACCAGCAGCCTCTCACGTGGCGCATCGCACAACAGTCGATTTCGGTGGACATCACTTGGGACCGGACTTTCAACAAGTCGACGGACGCAGTCTCTGGCGCGACCGTCCACCCGGACCCGCCGAACGAGTGGACGTCTATCTACTGCGGCACCCGCAACAGCATCGCCTTCCTCGGCTGGCCCATCGGGTACGTCACCTATCTCGGCTGGACCATGAGCCCGAGCCCGGACGAGACCGCCGTGGTGTCGCACAAGTTCCTCGCCGACGATTACCAATTTCTGGAGCAGCGCCCGGCGCCGGCCGCCGGTGGAACCGGAAAGCCGCTCCTCGCCGCCGGCCTCAGCTGGGGCTCCGCTCCGGTGATTCCCGTGCAGTCGGCCGCGAACGTCGCCTGGTACCAGCCGTACCAGGAGCTCACCGACTTCTCGAACCTGTTCAAGTGGCGTTCCTGGGGCGCTGCCGGCCCGAACGACAACCTCTGGTGGCGGATGTCCAACCCAGCCCCGCTGATGAACACGCCATGACGTACCAGGAGCCCATCTTCGAGCGTGGCCTGTTCGGCAAGGCGAACGCCTTCGTCACGAACGCCTGGAGCAACGCCGCCCGCGCCGCCAGCGACTACGCGGAAGGCATGGAGTGGGCGCAGCGGCAAGTCGTCGCCGGTGCCGTGACCGAGACCTGGCTGGCCAAGTGCACCGCCGCCACGACCCTCGCCCCCAACCGGTGGCGCTACACCTTCGAGGATTTCGACATCACCTCGGCCGCCGCGCCGCTCACGAACTCGAACACGTTCGGCGAGGGGACCGGGGCCATCAACATCCGCGAGCTGCGGAACACGGCCGGCGCCATCGACGGGACGCCGATCCCGACGGGCGCCACGGTCGGCCCGGTCGGCAGCGTCTGGAACGGCACGTCCTGGACGACCACCAACCTCGAAGGCTACGTCTGGATGCACGCGACCCAAGACACCACGGGCGGGACGCTGTTCTGGTTCGACACCCCGAACCCGGTCCGCTGCGCGTCAAGTTTCTTCACCGAAGGCGAAGGAGGCGGCGAGTCATGATCGCGAACACCGCATACATGGCCATCGGCCCGCGACAGATCATCGTCCAGGGCTCGGACTGGTCCAGCACCGTCACCGTCCGCGACGCGGCGGCTGCCGCGGTCGACATCACGACCTACAGCTTTGAGGTCTACGCGGAGGTGAACGGCGTGAAGGTCGCGGGCGCGATCACGAAAGTGAATCTCCCGGGCGGCGTCCTCTCGGTCTCATTCAGCGACACGCAGACGGACACCTTCCCGGCGCCCGCCCTGGGCGTCGCGCAGCTGTGGGCCGAGGTCGGGACGACCCGGCTCTGCATCCTGACCTGGAACATCCTGACCGTGCCGGAGCTCACGCCATGACCCGTTCGATCTACTCGCTCTGGCCGTGGACGCCGACCTCCCCGTCGACGCCGTGCCTCGCCACCGGCGCCCCCAACCAGCCCGGCGGCCTGATCGCCACCGGCGGCGTCGGCACGATCTCGCTGTCCTGGACGGCCGACGCGACCGCCGCGCCCAACCAGGCGACGTACTACGAGGTGGAGCGGTCGAACGACGGCCTCGGGTCGTGGATCGTGATCGCGACCAGCCTTGGCACCAACAGCTACACCGACACGGTGGCGTCGGGGTTGACCCGTTACTACCGCGTATACGCCTACAACTGCGATTCCGGCAGCCTCGCCAGCGCGGCGGCGAACGCGACATCGCAGAGCAGCACCTACAACGTCGAGTACCTCGTCATCGCAGGCGGGGGAGGTGGTGGTAGCGCCACCGGAGGAGGTGGAGGCGCTGGAGGCTATCGCGCCGCGACTGGATTTAGCCTTACGCCGGGTACTTCGTACACGGTCACGGTGGGCGCAGGTGGTGGCAACAATGGCAACGGAACCAACAGCGTCTTCAGTACGGTGACTAGCACGGGTGGTGGGCGAGGAGGATTTGCCGCTACCGCTGCCGACAAGGTTGGAGGAAATGGTGGTAGTGGCGGTGGTGGCTCTGGATGGACAAGCGATGTCGGTGGTACTGCGACAACCGGACAAGGAAACAACGGCGGAACCGGTGGTGGTGCTTCGTATGGTGGAGGAGGCGGCGGTGGTGGTGCAAACGCCGCCGGAGCAAACGGTGGAGGAAACGGCACGGCTGCGGGTTCGACAGGCGGTGCAGGTGGAAACGGAACCTCCTCCTCCATAACTGGATCTAGCGTTACTCGCGCAGGTGGCGGCGGCGGCGGCGTGTTTGATTCCACGGGCACTAGAGGTCTTGGGGGGTCTGGCGGCGGCGGCAACGGCGGAGCAAACGCTGTCGGGTCGTCCGGCTCTGTCAATACAGGATCCGGCGGCGGAGGCGGAGTTGGTGGCGGCGGCTCCGGCGGCTCCGGCGTGGTGATCCTCCGCATGGCCACCGCGAACTACAGCGGCACGACCACCGGCAGCCCGACCGTCACGACCAGCGGCTCGGACACGATCCTGACCTTCAACGCATCCGGCTCTTACACGGCGTAACCACATGGCACACGCAGCAGAACTAGACCATTGGGACCGAGTCATCCGCGTCATCGTGGTCAGCAACGACCTCGAACCGAACGTGGAGCAGTGGTGCACCGACACCTACGGTGGCCACTGGAAGCAGACCTCGTACAACGGGAACTTCCGGAAGAATTTCGCGGGCATCGGCTACACCTACAACGCCGACCTAGACGCATTCATCCCGCCGAAGCCGTACCCGTCGTGGGTGCTGGACGATGCCACGTGCCAGTGGAAGGCACCCGTGCCGATGCCGCAGGACGGCGAGCTCTACGAGTGGGATGAGGCCGCAGGCGAGTGGGTGGTGGTGGACGCGGCATGAAGGCCGCCGTCGCAATCCTCGCGCTGACGCTGGCCGGCTGCGTCTCGCACACCGCCGCCATCGGTGAGGCAGCTTCGGACGTTCGCACCGACGTAGCCGTCGCCAAGGAGCACCTCGGCGAAGCCCGCGCAGCGCTGGACCGGATCGACGTTCACGCGGCCACCGTGCACAACCACCTCGGCCACGTTTCGGATGACGAGAATCCGTTCGTGGAGGCCTTGCGATACGGGTCGTACATCGTCGGCGCCGCGGTCGTGGGCGCCCTCGCATTCATCATCCACCAGAGAACGAAGTGATGGAACCCTATCAATACATGATCTGGCTGGCCGCGCTGCTGCTCGGCTCGTTCGGGGCCGGCTGCTCGTTCGGCCTGACCGTCCGCACCACCAAGGGAAAGAAGCCCGCCAATGCTCGCCGCAAGTGAATTCGCATCGTCCATCGCCATCGCCGTCCTGCTGCTGGTGAGCGGCGTTGTCGGCGGGTTCTGGTACTGCCGGAAGTCGAAGTGAGGTTCTTCTGCTGCTGCCAGGGGACGGACCGGACGTCCTGCGCGAACTGCGCCGCCGAACTTGGTGGCCAGGCGTCGTGCCCAGCCGGCACGACGTGCGGCACGGTGCCCAACCCGCCGTTCGCCGACCGGACCACGTGCATCGCACCGCCCGGGCATGAATGCTGCGGGACGTACAAGTGGTCAGCGGCGGGCCAGATCCAGCCACTTGCGTGTCGCTACGACCTGGCAACGCCGGGAAACCCGTGCATCGCCAACAGCCGAACGGCGCTGGTCGGCGTCGACTACCAGAAGATCACGAACGGCGTCGCCGGGCCATGCCAGCAATACCTGGAGGTCGGACCAATCGCGTGGGACGTCACGTACGCAGCCGGGGCGCTGCCGCTCGCCGGCGGCGGATGCGACCTGGACGGGCTCTACGACCCGGCGCCTCCGATGCAGCCGAAGATCACCGTCGAAGTGAACGGCAACACGAAGACCCAAGTGGAGGTGACGTTCGCATGGGTGTGCCAGGCGATCACGCTGACCGTAACCGGACGCTGGTACACGAAGGTATGCAACCCGCCAGGTGGTAGCGGCTGTACGTGGTGGCAGTACTGCTTCGGCACGATGACGGCCAGCTACCTTCGCGTTGCCGACTCTGGAGCGTGCAACCGCGACGGCCTGTACCAGCGCCAGCCGGGCTGCACATACGTGCATGGTCCAACGGCCACGGCGCCCCCGACCGGCTACATCCTGCTTCAGGACGTCGATCCGCCAACTTATCCCGTGGCGTGCCCGGACTGCTTGGAGTACGGCGGTCCAGGATGCGTCGACGCCTGGGAGAACATCTGGTTCATCAACACGCCCAGCTGCGCCGGCGGCGGCAAGTGCTACCGACTGCATGAGGAGTACTGCTGCGACCTCATGCCACCATCCATCACGGTATTCCTGCAATGAACCCAGACGTCCGATTCAAGGTCGACGGCAAGGTGTGGTACGTCGAGGTCCAGCTGTCACGCCCGCCGAAGATCGTGAACTGGCGGGTAGACGACGAACCCACCGAGCCCGCCGCGCCCGGCCTCGGCGACGCCGTGGCCGCCGCGACCAAGGCCGTCGGCGTCAAGCCTTGCGGGGGCTGCCAGCGGCGCCGGGAGGCGCTGAACCGGGCGACGCCAAGCTGGGCCTCGCGGCTGCTCGGGCGGCTTGGATTCGGCGCAGCTCGTCCCGGACGATCTCCCGGACCGCCTGCTCGGTGAGGCTCGCGGCAGCCGGCGGGGGCACGGGCACGGCCGTGGGCGCCGCGCCCTGGACGCCCGACCGGACGGCCGACCGGAAGAACAGCCAGATCACCAGGATGACCAGGATCGGCAGGATGACGATCCCGGCGCAGAGAAGACCACCGGCGTAGGTTCCCATCTGAAGTACCTCCGGAGAAATATGTAGCACCCCCGCGACATTAATGCTACAGTCTGATCACTCTTAGACGCGACCTTTTCGCGGACGGCCGACCGGGCGGACGACGGACAGCGCCTTTACTTGGGCTCTGGTCCACAAGTAGTTACTCCCGATTCGGCGTTCCGCCTTGATTCCTTTCACCGACGCACGGTGAAGCAGCGTTCGCACGGCGATACCCAGCTCGCGAGCCGCCTCCGCCGTGCTCAACAGATCTGGCATCCTCGTAAAGTAGCAAACTTCCTTGGTGGGCCGGCGTGGACGAATCAATTCGACTTTGGGAAAAGCGCATGGAAGCGCTGGACTACAGCCCGGTCCACAGGGCTAAGTCTGCGCAAACCGTGCGGGCGCTGTGGCTTGCGCATGGCGTCACCCAGCCGGGCGACATCACCGGGCCGATGGTCGAATCGTTCCTGGACAGTCAACCAAGCGCCAAGACCGCCGCCAACAAGCGCAGCCACATCGGGGCCTACCTGGACTGGTGCCTCGCCCACGGGCTGGTGCAGCTCAACGTCGCCAAGGCCGTGCGGTCGCGCCGGCCGCGCCCAGGGAAGGGGGCCGACGTGCTTCGCCCCGAGCAGCTTTCGGCCGTTCTGCGCCGGCTGGAGGTCCACGGGCGCCCGGACGGCCGATCCACCGCGATCTACCGCTCGGCCGTCTACCGCTTCCTGTGGGCGACGATGCTGCGCGTTTCGGAAGCCTGGGCGCTGACGTGGCCTGACATCGACCAGGACAACCGGGTGCTCCTCATGCCCGTTGAGAAGGCCCGCCGTGCGGCGGTCCTGCCGCTGTCCGACGATGCCATGGCAGCGCTGGCCGTCGCCCGGACCTTCGGCGACGGCGACAGGATCTTCCCCGTCCAGGTGAGCCACCACACCCTGCACAAGGATTTCAAGGCCGCCGGCGTCGCTGGTCGCGGCGCTTTCCACCGGCTTCGCAAGGGCGGGATCACCGCCTGCGTCGAAGCGGGCGTCCCCCTGGCTGACCTGGCAAAGCTCTCACGCCATGCGAACGTAAGTGTGCTCGTCCAGAGCTACTACGTCCCGGCGGACCCGACGTTGCGCAAGGCGCAGGCCGCCCTGCGCCTCGGAGCTGCGTAAAAATATGTGAGGAAGGATCCTTCCATTTCCCGATGGAGTGCTATAACACGCACCATCGGGCGCCTGGAAGTGAATGGAGCCGAGGGGAGTCGAACCCCCGGCAGGCGCCCCCAAAGACAGGGGAGATTCGCATGCCACAGGTTACTGACCTCACGCTACAGCCGAGCGCGACGGGCGCGCTCACGCCCACGCAACGGGCGACCGCGAACATGGAGCTGGTCCGGGTGCTCGCGCCCGTCGTGAAGAAGTCGCACGTCGTGAAGATCCAGGGGAAGGAGTATCTCCAGGTCGCCGGCTGCCAGGCCATCGGGTCTGGCCTCGGCTACACGACTGGCACCCTGTCGGTGCAGTTCATCGAGGAGCAGGGCGGGCTTCCGGCGCGCTGGGAAGCCACCGTCGGCGTCTACGACTGCATGACGGGCATGATGGTCGCGAAGGGCACGTCGGCCGTCTTCCTGGACGAGCCGCGCTGGCGCAAGGCGGACCATTTCGCCTGCATGGGAATGGCACAAACCCGCGCCACCGGGCGCGCCCTGAAGGGCGTCATGGGCTGGGCGTTCTCGCTCATCGGCGTCGAGGGGTCGTTCGCCGAGGAGATGCCCGTAGACGGGCCTACGACGGCTCAGGACGCGCCCGCGCCCGCGAAGGCGCTGCCAGCACCCTCCAAGGCGTCGAAGCCCGCAGGAGGCAAGCAGGCGTCCGCGCCGGCCTTTCAGGAGCTTCGCGGCGTTTGTGCAGGAGTGCAACCAAAGACCAGCAAGTCCAACAAGGAGTACTGGCGAGTCGGCATCGAGGCTGGCGAAGGCGTCGAGTGGTTCACCTCGTTCGAGCCCGTGAAGTTCGACGCGGGCGCGAAGATCGTCCTCCAGCTCAAGCCCTACGGCGACGGCATGGTCGTGCACGACGGCTGGGTCGATCCGGCCGCAGAGGAGGTGCCGTTCTGATGCCAAGGACGCATCCGAGTGAGGTCTTCCGCCTCGCCCCGTGCCTGACCTCCGACGAGCTGCTGGTGCTCCTCGCCCTGGCCGACTACGGCGCCCGGATCTTCCCGTCGCAGGCTGCCCTGGCGGCCAAGACGAGGCTCCACCGCACCACCGTGAACCGGGCCTTGCAGTCGCTCCGGAAGAAGGAGGTGGTCCGCGCCAAGGGGTTCGGCAAGGCGCTCACCTACATGCTCGACCTGTCGCAGGGAGCGACACCCACGTGTAGCGGGGAGCGACAGGTGGTGTCGCTGCCGGCTACAGGTGGTGTAGCAGGGAGCGACAGGGATCCTAACTATAGAACTAACCACCAACCTAACCAAGGCGCGGCTGACGCCGCAGCGGGGGGGAGGCAGGATTTCGATGAGCTGGTCGGAAGGATCCGAGCCCGCGACCCTCGGGCGGACATCGACGCCCAGCGCCGGGTCTGCTCCAGGGTGATGGAGCAGCACGGCCTCGCCAGGGAGGACATCCCTCCGGCGTGGCGTCTGCTGTGCCTGAACTGGGCGCGTACCGGCAACGCGCCGTACGACACGCTCCAGCGCATCGTGAACAGCCTCGAAGGCGCCCGTGACGTTCGGGCGGTGGTGCTGCACAAGATCAAGGGGGTGGCGGCATGACCGACGAACGATGCAACGCGGACCTCGGACCGCTCACGGCGAAGCTGCTCGAGCAGCAGCGCGAGATCGCCCGCCTCACCGCCGAGCGCGACGAGGCCCGTCGCGAGGTCTGCGGCTGGGTGGGCCAGGCACGCAACCTCGACCCCAACGTCATCGCCATGAAGCGGGGCTGGAACGTGAAGGTCAAGCACGAACCCGACGCCAGGCACGACCGGCCCGAGGAGGTCGTGATCGTCAAGGTCGGCAGGCACAAGCTGCGGGAGATCAAGCCATGAAGACCAACAGCCGAGCGAAGGGATGCCGCGGCGAGCTCGAAGCCTGCCGCGCCATGGAAGGCATCACGCACCTCAAGTGGGAACGCACCGCCCAGCGCTGGGGCAACGCCACCGCCGACATCTGGGCACCGCAGGCCGTCGCCCTGAAGGCCCATTTTGAGGTCAAGTTCCATTCCAAGGGCCTCAAGCGGTTCACCGTCGCGGCCACCGAAGCGGACCTGAACCTCACCAGGGACCAGCTGCTGTTTTGCCGGCTTGACCGCTGGCCGAAGGTGCTTGGATCGGGCCGCATTCCGAGCCTGGTCAACGTTGTGAACGGTGTCAGCGACTTCATGCGGCAGGCAGAGGCCGATGCCGAGGAAGGGGCCATTCCCGTGGTGGTCATGCGCCAGAACGAATGCCCGTGGCTGGTGATGTGGCGGGCGCAGGACGACCAGGCGCTAGACCGCATGATGCTCCTGCACTGGAAGCGCCATGCGGCGTGAGCCCACGAACAGATGGGCATCCAAGCCCTCACGTGCTCCACGCTCTGGACACCAAGGCAAAGGGGCCAAGGCCATGCAGCAGCTCAGCCGTGTGCTGCGAGCGAATCATCCGTTCTGCCAAGTGTGCAACGTGAAGCCGTCGGCCGAGGTGCATCACCGTTTCAAGTGGCGCGATAACCCAGGACGTCGGCTGGATGCGTCGACTTTGGTCGTTTGTTGCAGGGCCTGCCATGAGCAGCTCGAAAAAATCCCCCCGGCCTAAGGCCCCCCGGGCGAAGGCCCGTGGGACTACCGACGTCATAGGCCACGCTATAAAGTTTTCCCCGAAGCCCAAACGGGCGTCTAGGAAGTCTCCTGCCAGCGCCCTGGACGTTGCCGACGCCTATGCCCGGTCGGTGCTCGAGGGGTCGACCGTCACGAACGCGAGGGTCCGGGCCGCCTGCGGGCGGTACTTTGAGGCGAGGAGGACGGGCACGTGGGACGCTGGCCGGCTGGACCGCCTGGTGGCCCATGCCCGGGAGGTCTACCGCTGGGAGCTGATGCCCTGGGCGGTGTGGGTGTTCGCCCACCTGGTCGCGTGGCGGTCGGAGGGCGACGCGCCGGCCTGCCGGATCGTGGTGCTCCAGGTGGCCAGAGGCGTCGGGAAGACAACCATGGCTGCCATGCTTTCGTCCTGGACGGTGGAGGAGGCGGAGAGGGCAGGGCGGACAAACACCGAGGTCGTGGTCCTCGCCACGCAGATGGAAAAGGCGGCCCTGGTCCAGCAGCTGATCCGAAACGCCATCGGCGAGGATGGCCCCTGGGAGTTCTACGGCGGCAGCATGAGCACCGCCGGCGCCTTGGCAAAGCACCCGGGCGGGTCGATCAAGTGCCGCCCGTCTACGGTAAAGAACGCCGACGGCATCACGCCGACGCTGCTCATCTGCGACGAAGCCGCCCGCATGGACGAGACACTCACCCGGGCCATCACCAGTATGACCAAGGTGCGGGGCGCCCAGATGCTGGTCATCACGACCCCGGACGCCCGCCAGTACGAACGGCCCTACGGTTCTCTGATCCGCGGCATCGAACGGGCCTACGACGCGGGCGAGGAGCTTCCCCTGTCGACCGTCGGAATGATCTACGGCATCGACGCATCGGACGCCCCGGACGACCCGGCTGCCTGGGTGAAGGCCTGCCCGACGATGGGGGTCCACCAGACGGAGGCCGAATACCGATTCGTCATGTCGCAGCTGCTCCAGAGCGGCAAGCCGGCCGACCGCGAGGAGTGGTACACGCAGCAGCTGGCGACCTTCGCGGACGACCTCGCCGGCGGGCTGCCGCTCGGGCTGTACGACGCCTGCGTGGAGCCGTGGGATCTCGCCCAGGCGGCGGGGCTCCCGGCCGTGGTGGCCGTCGACTTCAGCCAGGGCGGATGGGGCATGGGCTCACAGTTCGACCTCACCAGCCTGAACGTCGCCGTCTGGGACGGCACCCGGCTCCTGTCCCGCAGCTGGCACTACTGGGCGGGAAACGACATCGCCGCCGACGAGGTCCGCAGCCGGCAGCCCCTGCGCGAGTGGCGGGACAAGGGGCTCATCACGGTCGTCGGCCCGACGGTCGACTACAGCGTGATCGAACGCCAGCTCGAAGCCATCGCCCGGCACGTCGACCTGAAGTTCTTCGTCGCCGACCCCGCCGGCAAGGCGGCCGCGTGGTGCGATTCGATGGAGAAGCGGCACGGCTGGCAATGGAGCAGGGCGCCGCAGAACACCGTCTTCATGGGTTCCGCCTGGGCGGTGTGGGCCGACATGATTCGGGGCAAGCGAATCCGCTTCGACGACGACCCGGTGATCCGCGCCAACCTCGCACACACCCGGCTCCGGCCCGGTGACACGGGCCTGTTCGTGCCGAGCAAGGGGCGCAGCAGCTCAAACATCGACGCCGTGACCGCCTGTTGCATGGCGGTGAAGGTAATGAACGACCGCGAGATGCTGACCGAGTCGATGTACGCAGACGCCTCGCGGATCAGTTTCTAGGAATCTCTGCGGAGGTTCCACGTAATCGCTTGAAGTCCGTGCCGCAATCCTCGCAAATTCGAGGATGGGAATCTTCGGCAGCCTCTTCGGCCTCAAGCGACGCATCGCCGTCGGCTTTGACGCCCCTGCCATGTGGGTCTCCTCGTCGGTCTCGGAGCTGCCTGCGGTCCAGCGGTGCGTCTCCCTGATCGCCGGCGACGTTGCCCGCTGCCCGATCCTGCTGCGCGACTCGGCCGGCAACGCCGTCTCCGACCCCGCGGTGGAGGAGCTCCTGTCCGGGCAGGCGCAGGGCCAGTACCTGACCGGGTCGGACTTCCGCCGCTGGATGGCCGCCGAGGCGCTTCTGACTGGCAATTCGTTCGCCCAGATCGTGACCGACTCGCTCGGCCAGCCGGTGGCCTT